TGTGAACGCCATGACAAATTTCACCATAAGAAACATAAATACAAAAAGCCGAAGAGACACCACAAGAAGCACTATCGGCATTACGATGACGATGATGACGACGACGACGATTGATTGGAATAAGATCTAAACACTGAAATATAAAAGAGGGGACAAGCATTAAAGTGTGCTTATCCCCTCTTGACATTATTCAATCTCCTTTCTCCTTAATCCGTTCCAGTACATCCTTGTTGGCTTAGAATGTCTCATCGAATGAGGGAATAGGCATCCAAGAATCATCTTCGCTAACTATTATATCGGTTCTTTCATCATCGCTTACCCTCCACCAATTTGATTGCATTGAATGATACATTTTACCTATATAAAATTCGCGTTCATGGCATATAATAACTTCAATATTATGTTTTGGCGGTCGCTCCTTTACGCTTATCCACGGAGATTGCTTTGCCTGCCAATCTGCACCAGCGATAAACGACTTATAACTTTGATGGTGCATTCCGTTAGAAAATGCACCAAGAACAGATGCATCTTCACAAGTTGAAAAACCATTCTGATGTTTTATTGCTGCTTCTTCTAAGGTCTGTTTCATAATCAATGACTTTTAATTTTCTTGTATTTACCACACTTCTTGCAGAAGTAGTGACGTACGGTGTACCAACTGCTATCGCCCCAATCATCAACAACTTCTACTTTCCTTTCAAATAAGAATTTCCACTCATGGCAGCAGAACCATTTCTTTATTATAGCATCAATTAGGCGTTTCATAAACAATTGTTCTCCTTTACAATTCTACCATCATCTTTCAAGGTGTATATATCCCCTTTATACGCCAAAGCGCAACACCATTGGTGGGCATACTTCAAATACTGATGCAACTTGTATCTATATGGGTATTTCAGCATCTTTTTTCTTATTCTTCGTTTCATTTCCTTTTTGATTTAGTATTTCCCTTTCAATAACTTCTTTTGCATTAAAGCCGAATAAGCCTCTCTTTTGCTCGTGAAAATCCGCAATAGGAATTTCATTGATATAATAGTAAAATGCCTCATAGCCATCTGTGAAATTACGAGCAAGAAATCCATTAAGGTGAGTGTTCATATACTTTTCAATAGCGACTATTATTCTACGAGCATACCCAGGAAACATCTTGAACTCCAGTTGCATCTGCTTGTAACTACAAAGCGGACAACCTACACAACCATGACGGTTTAAACTATATGGAGCATCATAATACTTTGAATATGGCAATCCATATTTCCGGATATAGCTCCAGACGTCCTCTTCCAACCATGTAAGAATCGGAAGAATATGTTTTGCCCCTTTCATCCACTTGCGAGTATCACATTGTTCAGGTTCGTAATTTTCTCGGTTACGACTTTCTGAAGCCCTCATACCTTCAATGTTTCTTTTCCCAATACCGTATCTTTCCTTTAATTGTTCACAACAGAACCTACGTAAACGAGAAGGGAATCCCTTTTCTTCTACTAACTGAAAAAACGACTTTTCTGGGTGCATAATATGAACTTGCGGATAGTTCTTCTTTATAAAACTAATTGTTCCCGGTGGGTCCATTGTGGTATTAGCATAGATGGCATTATATTTAATACCTGCGCGTTCGGCAAGGTCAAGTATGACTACACTATCTTTACCACCGGAAAATCCAAGAGATAACGGCTCTTCACGTTCCATACTACGTAAAAAGTCGATTGATTGTTGTTCTTTTTTATTCATTCTTTCTTGTTATGAGCAAAAACCACCGGTTTCCGCTCGTGTTAATACTTCATGTGCAGAAATGGCTTCTTTTTGCACATGTTAATCTCAATTCATTTTCCTTTTTCTATTCCGCTCGCTCTGTACTTCTGCCATACACATCTTGCACCATGACGCTTTCAGATGGTATTCCTTACCGTTACGACGGGCTGTCCTATCGAAGAACCTGGATAACGGAAGTGCTCTACCGCAACGGGTGCACAGCTTCCGCTCCACTCCGTCAACCACCACCCGGTTACGGGGTTTCCTCCTCACGATTTCACATGGCCCGCATTCGGACGCGCCGTACCTCCTGCAATATGCAAGTGAGTGCTTGCCGCACTTGGCGAAGGAGGTGCAATCCGAACGGGGAACTGTCTGGTGAATGTTCATACTATTTGCCTTTTTCTATAGATTCTATTGCCAGGAATATCTCATACATTACTTGTGGGACAATAGCATTGCCGTATGCCTTTATCGATTCCTGCCGCCACTTTGAAAAGGAAATACCGTCCAATCCGGTGGAAATCCCATCATCTCGGCTACAAACAGGGGATTGAGTTGGGAAGTTTTTCCACCGTTCTGCGAATGATGCTCTCCTAACATTACCGGGAGGTTGCACAGAGCATCCGTCCTCATTTTCCCGTTTTTCCTTTTCAATGCTTGTGGGGAAACGGAGGGTTGATAATCCCTCGCTGCTGGAGTAGGCAACATTCCGTTTATTGCCATTGCTGTCAAAGCTGTGCCCATTTGGCTGTTCGGATTGTACTTTTTTGTATATTTGTCCGCTTCCAGGACATTGGGAGTAGGAAGCAGCCGAACCATTCTCGCAAGTCCTACGCTTCCGTTCTGTCCATGCTGATTGATTTTCCTCGGAGTACCGTTTCTGGTCGTAACAAATTGGTCGTTCTTTCCAATTATCGCTCCGGTTGTTGCATCGCTCGCCATCGGTGTCGGGAGCAGTCCTACCGGATAGAATATTGTTTTCCCATTCTCGTTGCATACCTTCAGACCCTGCGTCTGCACGGTGGGCAATAAAGAAGACGCGGTCTCTTCTGTGCGGCGCTCCGACGGCACAAGCCGGAATAACAACCGGTTGGACGGAATATCCTTCACGTTCAAGGTCGTTACACACTGTTTCGACGACATATTCCTGCCGATGCAATGTTCTTTTTCTGTTATCTTCTCCGAATAGAGTTTCTTCGCTTCCCAACGGAGTTTCACTGCCTGGCTGTACCATCGTGAGGATTCCAGCAACGTTTTCACCAACAACCCAATCGGGCTGAATCTCCCGTATCGCTCGTAGCATTTCCGGCCAGAGATAGCGGTCATCTTCCGCTCCCTTTCGCTGTCCGGCATAAGAGAAGGGCTGGCAGGGAAAACCTCCGGTGAGGACATTGATTTTTCCTCTCCATTCTCTGAAATCTGTTTTCGTGATGTCTTCATAACTTTTGCTGTTTGGAAACCAATAATCAAGTATTTTTCTCCCGAACGGGTTTATCTCGCAATGGAACACGTTTTTCCAGCCCATTATCTCGGCAGCTATTTCTGGACCGCCAATGCCACTAAATAGAGAACCGTGTGTTAATCTTTCACTCATTCTTCTGATTCTTTAGGTTTCCAATCAGACGGTAATTTTGCCCACTCGCGGAACTTGGCGTCGAAGTCGTCCATGTCCCTGAACATATCCATCTTCGAGTTCTCTGTCTCTACGAGTGAGGAGAATTCCAGGAAGTACATGTCGGCGCTCTTGACAAAGCTGTTATGAATCCTTTTCAAATTTCCGAGTAGTAACCCTTTGGCGTTCATCAGGTCTGCCGCTTCCTCTACCAGCATGTTGGCTTCGCAGTTCAGTATGTGTGCGGCTGAAAGAAGGCTGGTCAATCTGTCTATGCTGCCATCAGCCTCGGCAGCTTTAATCAAATCTTTCTTTGGTTTCATTGTTTCTGCTTTTTCTTGCAAGTTCATCAATCATTCGCTGGTACTTCTTTGCCACCAACGGGCATCGGAGTGGCAGTGCGTTGTCACGCTGCCACTCCAATTGTTCGATTTTCTTTTCAAGTTCTATGTCCATAAAATCATCTTTTGTTGAATTTGTCACATATCCTCCCATACCGGTTACATGCGCACACCCTATGGTCCTTGGCCTTGCATAGACAAGAGTTATCTACGAAATCTCTGGAGTATGAGCATTGGCGGCAGCGGACGGGTGCAGGTGGTATATCTTTTTTCTTTGCCATTATCTTCGGCTTTCACCTTCAATTTTAATTACATTGAACATCTCTTTCACCCGGTCGGCAATATAATCCCCATACCGTTGGGAAAACTCCTTGTCCGGGTCCAGATTGGTAGTCATGTGGGTGTAGAAACAATATCTCTGCTCATAGCGCAGTTGCAAGACGGTCTGAATGGCATTGATGCCCGTACCAAAGTGTTTGGCATCCATAGGTTCCCGTCCCACCTCGTCAATGGCAAGATTGTGCATACATGATCTGTCTGTGTATTGGTTTAACCCGACAATTCCTTTCTCGGCAAACAGCAAGGCAATCTCGGCAGCACTGGTGAACTGAAAGGTCAATCCGGCATCCGCGCCGCCAATACAATAGCGGGCGATTTTTGCCGCATAGTTCTGTAATCCTTTCAGCAAAGTGGACTTGCCAACTCCGATAGGGCCATGTAATAACAAGCCCTTATCCAAATCAAGCATTCCCGGCATTCCCCATATCCATTGATAAAGGGCTTTCAGCAGTTGGCGGTTGCTGTCATCAACTGTAAAGGCTGGGGAAACGGATTTCATGGAAACTACGAGTTGGTTGCGCCAATACATGTCAGCCTGCTCCCTGCTCCATTGCTTATGGTTAGCTCTGTTTGCCGAAGACAATTGATTTGATACCGACAGAACTTTCGTCTGGTTTTGTATCAGGTTTCCGATAGTTTCCATTTTTAGCTTGTGCTACGATTTCATTAAACTTAGAGTTGATATTAGTTACGCTGAAATTATCAAATATCCACCCCTCTTTGACCGAGGAAAGAAGGTATTGAAGGGCATACAACAGAGAATCATCGGAAACGTCCATTTTCTTTTGCTCTCTTTGGAATTTGAGCTTATTCAAGAGCTGGGACATAGCCCCGGCATCCTTGGCTGTCCAGTAGTAGTCAGCCCCGAAGGTTTCCCTAAAATGCTGTTCAAATAGCAAACGTGCTTTTGAATTAATCTCTTTAGGCTTATTTTTCTTGCCTCCCCCCTTGGGGGGTGTGGGGGGAATATTATTATCTTCTTCATCTTTCTTTTTATTATTGCCCTTAGCTTGCCCCAATTCTTCTATTTTTTGAGCCATTTTTTCTGCGGTTGCCCTTAACTCTGCCCTTAGTTCGCCCAAAGCATGATTTAACCCGCTGATTTCTTTGTTGTTGTCTATGCCCTTATCTACGTCTCTTTGCCTGCCCTTGACCGGATTATATTCATCATAGTTACATAAAGTAATTACGGTCATACCTTGTTTATTACAAGTCGTTATCATACCTCTTTTTTTAAGTTTGGCAAGGAAATAGCGCACTTTCTTTTCAGACCATTGCCAACGCTTCATCAAAAACGATATAGATGCTGGATATTGACCTCTTGTATAAGAGATTTCCCGACCTCCGATAAGTTCGCTGTACGCCTTGTCGGTTGCCTCAAATCGTGCGCTCTGAATCAAGTCGAGCCACGCTTCGCATTCCGAAAACTTACGGGCTACTTTCCACATTTCATTCGAGAAAAACTTGCGGCTTAGCCTCAAAAATCCTTCGTCCATAGTCTTAGAATCTCACGTTAGTTAATTGCCTTCCGTTAGAGAATACAGCCCATTTCCCATTTCCGCTATCAAACAACCGTAAGTCCGACACCTCTCCGAAACGTTTGATATTACCACATAAATCCACAATCCAGCCACATTCTTTGGAAGGATGTGGGCGGATGGCACGACCGACTATCTGATACCACATAGCAAGTGACATTGTAGGACGTGCCATAACGACTGTATCAAGTTCCGGATAGTCAAAGCCGGTGGTTAATACCCCGACATTCGCCACTACCGAAATTTCACCAACCTTGAACGCTTCAAGTATCCTTTCGCGCTCACCTTTTGGGGTGTCACCCGAAACGATTGCGGCTCCGGGTATAGACCAGGTAAGCCGCTCCGCTTCTTTCAGAAAACGGGTAAATACCAAAATACCTTTCCGTTTTCCTCCGGCTTTGGGATTCATCAGCCTTTGGACGATATGAACGAGATAACCGTAGAAGTCTATCCGTTCATATTCTCTTTGAACTGACCTATCCGTATAGTCGGCACCAGTAGTATTTACTTTCAAGTTAAGTTCGTTCCATCCCGAAGGATTCATTGGATAGTAATTCAACTTCGCCAAGTAACCCATATCTAATAAGGTTGATATCTGTACATGATAAATGACCTCTGAAAAGACATGAGGCTTTGTCCGGGTGATGAATTTCAGCATAGAACCGAAATCACGCGAGGAAGACAACCTATAAGGAGTTGCCGTCAAGCCAAGAACCTTACACTTTACCGCATCGAAGAAATCCTTATACATTCCCTCTTTGGGGTTAACAAGGTGGCATTCGTCCACGATGATGTTCTTGAAGTGGGTGAACAGTTCGGGATGATTCTTCACACTGCCGATGGTGGCGAATGTTATCCGGCTTATTTCTTTTGAGTTAAAGGATGCAGAATAGATGCTGCAATCAAGAATACCGTATGAACAGAGCTTCTTGAAATTCTGTTCGAGTATTTCACGTGATGGACAAAAAATAAGCACATAGTCATTTAGTCTATGTGCTATATCCGCAATTACTATTGATTTACCCGCCCCTGTTGGCAGTACCATAACACCGTTACTTTTCTTATTCTTGTCTTTGAAAAAGGCTACCGCTTTATCAGAGGCAGCCTTTTGATAATCCCTAAGTATTATTGCCATAATAATCAGTTTTATAATAGCACTTACAACCACGTGTTGTTTTTTGCTTGCCTCTACAACAAGCGGCTATAAGCGAATGATTAAACCCTTCTTTTTCGGCAGCCTTTGCCGATTTGTACTCTTTTATAGAGCCATCAGAAAACACTATTACTATTTCTTTACAACAAGACTTATGTAATGACTTTATATGTTTTTTACATTTTTCGCTTGCCCTGTTTGATTGCGATATGTTTTTACGTGCCAAATCAAAATTCAAATTTTCTTTTGTTGTACACCATCGCAAGTTAATTGCTTTGTTATCGGTACGAATACCATTTATATGGTCAACACATGGCAAACTACTGTCATTTGGCACGTGAGCTTTCGCAACCAGACGGTGTACGAGAAGTAGTTTCTTTATGTTGTTTTTACAAAGGCAGATTTGAGCATATCCATTTTTGCCAACTCTATCTATCAGTATTCTTTCCCTGCAAAATGTTAATGCCCCACGTTTACCTTTTCTGTATCTTTCTAAAGACTTTACCCTACCAAAGTTTGATACTTGGTATAAACCTTCGTACCCTTCAATGTCTTTCCAAATTTCGTCCATATTCTTTTTTGCTTTAAAGTTAATAAATAAAAGGCAGTCTTTATGTCGTGCGAAGACTGCCTTTGAGTAATCGTGTATGGTTAGTTTTTAAATATCAGCTTATACAAACCCGAAGTCGGTGACGAGAACATTGGTGCACGTCCGGCTATTACCATCCGTTTGCGTTCTTCTGGAAATACGTCTTTCAGCTTCTCAATATTGCTTTTCAAACGGTCTTCTGTAAAAATACAACCGCTTGCCTCTTCAAGCATGAAGTCGTTAATCACTTTTATTAATCCCTGTACATAAAGGTTATTCATGTCAATTACTAATTCTTCTGTTTTCATATTCGTTATATTTATGTGTTTATACTTAATTTCGTTTACCACTGTTATTATGAGATTTTAACAAGGTTGCATTTCTTGAAACAACGCCATTCTTCTTTTTCAGTGTCAAAGTACACCTGGCAATTATCAGCCGTTTTCTTTGTACCTTTTGTTTCGGGTACTCTGTTTTCCAAGAGAGTGCCAAAGGCTTGACGTAGCGTACCGTCTGTCTTTTTGAAGTAAAACTCTACTATCTTCACTTTCAAAGCCGCTTTCAGTTTTAAATTAGCCCATGCGCATTTCAATGCCTCACTCATTGAATAACCGTTCTTGCGAACGAACGACCATGCCATTTGCATAACCTCTTTCATCTGACTTCTAAATTTTGTGCTCATACTCTTATATTTTATGTGTTATTACTACTCTGTTGTATTTCGATAATGCAAATGTATAATCTTAATTATTCATTTCAAAGAAAAAGAATATATTTAATTATTCATTTAACACTAATTAGTATAAGCATAGTTATACACATTATTGTAAAAGAGTATATTTGCAGCAATTAAAATACATGATTATGAACAGAATAAAAGAAATCTTAAAAGAGAAAGGTATAACCCAACAAGAATTGGCTGACAAATTAGGTGTTACAAGAATTTCTGTAGTAAAAACATTAGCAGGTAATCCATCACAAGAAACTCTTGAAAAAATTGCTAATGCCCTAAATGTACCTATGTGGCAACTTTTCGCATCACCAAATGAAGTACAACAAGCGGGAAATTCTCTTGTATGTCCTAATTGTGGTACCCCCCTTGCACTCAAAATCAAAGAATAAGAAAGAGAGCGTTTCACAACGCCCCCAATCCAAAACACATAAAATATATAATTGCAGGCTTTTTAAGTCTGCTTTTTCTTTTTCTCCTTCGAGGGCTGAAACACCAAGGTATGTCCATCAAGTCTTGCGGCTATATCCGCTATGATAAGGCTCTTTCCGCTTCCTGTAGGCAATACCATAATGGCATTTGTTTTCTTCGCCTTGTTATTGAAGAAAGAAACGGCAGCATCAGAGGCTTTCTGTTGGTAATCTCGTAATACATAACTCATAGCCCTTTCTCCTTTCGTAATTTCTTATTGAGTGTCTTGTAATACTTGATTAGCTGTTCGTACTCAAAATCTGACATCTTAGAAGTACCAGCAGCTTTCACTTTCAGCAAGTCAAATTTCTGTTGCCCGATTTTAGCAATTAGATTCACCCGATACCCTTCCAAATGGTCGGCTTTGAATCTATTGCAGTGTCGGCATTCGGCATGACAATTGTTTTCATCAAAACGGGTCGCCAAATGCGTGCGGCTGAAATAGTGACCGCAGTCAGCTTGCTCAAACGGCTTTATCTGCCCGCAAGAGATACATCTAAAATACCCGTTTGGCATTGCATCACGAAGCCGGATAAAAAGGGAAAACTCCTTGTCGAGCTTAGCTTTCAAATCCGGCTTCTTCTTTATTGTTATCCCTGCTTTATCAAACAGAGGTAAAGGCTTGTCTTTCTTCTTGGCCTTTGTTCGTTTTATGTAGTATGGCATTATTTAAATCCCCATTCTTTCATGTAGTCAATGTTTTCAGGAAATCCCTCTACTGATTTAGGACTAAGGAATATTTTCTCACTCTTCAATGGAGTGCCTCCCCAAACAGTAGCAGGGCATTCTTCATATTCTTCTTTAGAAACTTCACTTACATTAAAATGGGGTTGGAAGCCATATCCCATTACGCTTTCCCCTAAGTAAGTACCAAACTTCTTTAAAGCCCATTGAAATGCAATATCTTTATATAGGTAATGTTTAGAAAACACAGCCACATATATTTTATGAGAGAAATTTCCTGTTTCTGTTAAGTCAAGATTACATCTGATACAGAAATACTTAATACGTGAAAGTATTTCTTCAACAAACCTTTCATGCTTTTCGCAATCTTCTTTCGTTAAGAACTCTTTCCCGTCATTCGCAATGTAAATAGTCTTGGTAATTTCTTTTGTTTCCATGCTGTTTTTTATTAAAGCCCCGAAGCGTATTCTCCGGGGCACAACCATTATTTACTAACCCTTGCCATTTATGTGTGGCTCACATTTATGTGGA